GCCAGCCCGACGGTCGTAAAGCCTGGACCCACGCTGCACGACGTCGATGTCGGGATAGCTGAATGGGTCCACCCGCACCCGGCTGACGTTGGTGCCGACCGTGATCTCGTCGGTCACGGCGTCCCGCTGCAGCAGGCGCTCAAGGTCCGTGTTGAACGACCAGCCCTCTGCTTGGATCTTGCGGGACACGTCGTTGATCGCGTCTTCCGCTTGCTGGGCCAGACCAAACTGACCGTCAAGACTGTTGACTGGTGCTTCCCCGAGCATCTGCAGCACCCGGTTCACGGCTTCCAGAAACGTGGTGCGAGCAAGGGCCATGGGAAACCTCCAGAAAAAAAGGGGGACCGGAGTCCCCCCATATTGGACCGTCAGCTGGTGGCGGTGTAGATCTCAACCGCGCAGTCGGGACGCAGGATCCCGGAACCCAGAGCCATGGAGGCAACCATGAAGGTGCCTTGCCACAGGGCATGTACATCGGAGCCGGTCTGCTCCATCTTCAGATCCATCAGCTTCACGGTGCCGACGGCCTGCTTGTTGAAGCAAAGGGCGACGGAGTCGGTGAAGTTGGCGGTGTAGTCGTTCTGCTCACCGGTGGCCGCAGAGCGGTTGGTGGTGGGCAGCTGGTTCGACTTGAGGATGGTGATGCCAGCCACCTTCAGCACGGTGCCGTCGGAGTACGCACCAGCACCGCCCCAGTCCCGGTTGATGACGTCGGTGGTCTGCACGAGCTTGTAATACTCGGCAGGTGCCAGCACGCAGTACCGGTCCATGTCGGGCAAGTTGTTCTCGTCCATCCGCTGGGCGGCGGAGAACAGAGCGGTTGCCAGCTGGGCGCCGGTGATGGCGGTCTTGGAGGACGCCACGATCTTGATCCGGGTGCCGCCGGGCAGATCGGTGTTGAAGTGGGTGGCGGTACGTGCCGCTTTGGCAATCATCGCTGCGATGTTTTGGTCGAAGCGATACGCCAGAGCGTTGCCCATCTCAGCGGAGTAGGGGCTGCGCACGTCGTAGTGGTTCTTGGCCTCGTCGATGTCGGCCACGAACACGTTCGACACCAGCTTGTCGTCAACCCTGATGACGGCTTCAGCGTGCTTGACGGCACTACCGACCAGCATGGTGCCGGGGGTGTGGTAAGCAGCGGAGTTGAGACCGATGATCGGGAAGCTGGCGGACTTGCCGCTGGCGATGGTGCGAACGGTGTGAAGGGGCTCGAAGATGGTGGCCTTACGGAACGCGGTGAGAACTTCACCGGCCCAGACCTGAAGGAACAAGGCGTTGTCACCAGCCCAGGTGCCACCACCTGCAGCGTTGACTAGGCCAAGGCGTGAAGCTGTGAAATCGGGGGCGGCCATTGCTGGTCTCCTAGGTAAAGGGGGTTGGGGGTTACCCCGACGCCGGGCTCCCGTTCACGAGCGGGTGTCCACCGCAGTGGGCCGTCGCTGACTGTGAGTGGGTCTAGGTGGTCTCAGTGTAGGGATGGACGCAAGGCCCAATAAAAAAGCCCCCGAGGTGGGGGCTCGTATCTTCCTCAACGCTCAAAAGATACTCGACCTGCTCAGCTTCTCCTGCACCTTCCGCTGGTACGCGGGGTCGTTGCTGTACTTGGGGTCGGACATGGCGGCCACCAGTTGGGCGGTGGACTCGAACTTGTCGGTGTTGCCCTTTGGGGCACGGCCACCAATGAGCTTGGGTTCCCGGCCCTCGGCTGCTGTGTACCTGGCGTGCAGGCCACTGATGGCCATCTTCACCGCAGACATCGGCTGGGTGTTGATGATCTGATTGAAACCCTCGACCTCGTCGGGCGACAGGTTGTTGCCGGCCCACTCGATCATCTTGGTGTACTCGGCCTCGCCGCCGAGCGACGCCTTGATCGACGTCACCTCTTTGGTGGTCAGGGCCGTGTCTTGGGACGCCTTGTACTGCAGGCCCGACAGGTACGCATCGACCATGTCGCGGCTGAAGCCAGCTTCCGCCAGCTGGTCGTAGTCCCCTGGCTCTAGGGTGCCCGACTGCTGCCAGCGGGTGTTCATGTCCCCGAAGTCGATGCCGGCTTCGTCAAGCTTTCCGCCGATCACGTCGCCGTAGATCTCCCGGGCGGTGCCAGCAGGAGACTCAGGCTCTTCAGCCTCAGGCTCACCGTCGTCGCCGGCCTCAGGCCCGATGCTTTCCCCACGGCTGAGCTTGGCTTGGAGCTCCTTGTACGCCTGCTCCAGATCTTGCACCGACTTGTACTTACCAGCCAGCAGTTCACCCGGTTCCTCAGATTCACCTGCCATCGCGGCAAGCATCTCTTCGTTCTCGGTCGACAGTGCTGGGCTTTGGCTTTGGGTAATGGTGACTGCTTCAGGCATGGGTCTCAGTTGATGGTGATGGTTCCGTTGTCGTCAACAGAGACGACGGGCTGTGGCGCTGGTTCGTATGTCGGCCGTGATTCAACGACGTCGATGACGATGTCGGTGTACGGATCAGGCTGGAGCACCCGGGACACTGGGTCCACTAGGGATACCTGGCGCTCTTGGGGGGGTTGGGAGGGCGTTGGGAGCGACTCCTGGTTGGCCAGGGTCTGCTCCTTCTGGGAACTGCGGACCATAGGGGGCTCCTTCTTTGGTGTAGTTGTTGGCGACTTGTGCCATCGCAGATGACTTAAGTCCAGTCATTAGCATGTCACGCTGGGCGGCCTGCTGCTGCTGTTGTTGAGCTGCAGCTGCTTCTTGTTGTAGCTGATCCTGGGTCTTCACCAGGTTCGTAGTGTCGATTGACTCACTTGCAGCCAGACGACGCAGTGCCTCATCGACATTGACGAACCTGGCCAACACCTCAGGGCCCAGGGTTTGGGTGGCAGTGGTGATGAACTGGATGAGCTTGTTGCGGTCATCGCCACGGCCGATGGCCTCTAGGCCAGTCACTGGTCTGGGGCTGACCAATGGCACACCACCTTGCCCCTTCGGGAACGGTGCCAGCTTGCGCTGCTTGCGCAACACATGAAGCAAACGACGCACCAGTGGCAGTTGTAGCTCCTGGGTCAGGATCGAGTACAGGCCACCGATGCCAGCCTCCAGCTCCTGGCTCATGTACCTGATCTCTTCGGCGGTCACCCGTTCGCCAGGTCTTTGAATGGCGGTGTTCAGCAGAAACGCAAACTGCAGCCGACCCTCGATCCGTTCGATGGTGGAGTTGGCGATGTTTAGATCCTGGGCCTTCTGGGTCTGAATGACCGTGACGTCGTTAGCGTTGCCTTGGACGATGGCCCCGTTCTCAGCGTTCGCCAAGGTCTTGGGCCTGGTGGTGCCGTTTGGGTTGACCAAGAACAGAACCTTGGCCGCGGCCGCCGACCCCTCAAGGATCGCTTGGTACAGGGACTCCAGCGCCAGCAGATCCCCGTAATACTCCTCGATGTAGGACCGGCCGTACTCCTCACTATCCACCCGGTTGAACCGGAGCGGGATCCAGGGGTTGACGTCGGCGTCGCACATGCCGTGGGACCCAGGGATCTCTTTGCCCCGGGCTTCTTGGTACCAATGCACCTTGCCGGCCTCGTACTCGACGTGGGTATACAGCTTGATGGTCTTGGAGCTGCGACCCGATTCGGTTGCGTCTTCCTCTGGGTCCAGCTGGTCGTACAAGTCCTTGGGCAAGGCGTCTGGGTACACCTCCTCCTCGACCACGATCTCGGTGACGGACCCCATCGGGTCACGACACACGACAAACCGGTTCAGGTGGATGACCTTAATGCCGTCTTCCGCCACGTACAGCAGCACGTTCCCACCCACCAGCAGGTGCTTGAACGCCTCGTGCATGGAAGCCCGGCCATTGGCCACCTCGAACGCCGACATTCCAGCCCGCTCAACCTTGACGAGGGCGGTGTCAAGTTCGGTCTTGACCTCGGGCCCTTGCTCTGCAACGCGCAGGGCCAGGTCGTCGATCTCGAGCTTGAAGAAGCTGGAGTTCGGGGGGAACAGGGTGATGAGTAGCTTGCTCGCCAGGTAGTTGACACCCCGGGCCCCAAGGGATTGGTACGGGGTCTTGAGTCGACCACGGTCCCCCTGCCCGGCATCCGGGATGAGCCCGGGGATCGTCACCTTGCTGCAGTCCCGTGCCCGTTGCAGGTACGCATCACGGTTGGTCTGCAGCTGGCCGTACCTGGCCGCAGCCGTGGGCCCGTCTTCGTTGTACGGCTCGCGCTGACGGTCGACGTTGCTGGTCAGGTTCAGTTCCATCACGTGGCCATGGGGTTAATGGTGAGCGACTTGCCAGCCCAGCGTGTGTTGGCAGGAGCGCCAAGAGACGACGCTGCTGCCGACGGTGCTCGTTCCTGCAGGTATACGGTCTTCGGGGCTAACGACTGTTGGTAGAGGTACCGGGCCTCGTTACTGACGCCTTTGTAATTACTGGAAGTAGCGGGAGGCATCCACGGATGGATCATCTTGCTTTGTTTGTCGACCTCGTACGGATCGCCAAACTTGTTGTTGATATACCACTGCCGTTCCTGCTCCGATATGGACGACGGCGTGGCAGTGGATCCGAAGCCGTACCTGTCGGAGAAGCTAGAGGCAGGCGGGCCAAGCCCCTCGTAGGGCTTGCCCGCCGCATTTGTCACTGCTCCACACATCACGCCACCCCCGGGATGCTGAGCCCGGCGCTAGCCATGTCGGTCCGCAGCTTGCGACGACCGGTGCCGGCCTGAATGTTCTGTGGGCTGGTGGCCATGGGGTTCTCTAGGGCTGCTGCTGCGGCTTGGGCCACTGGGTTCGGTGCAGGCGGGGGCGGTGCTTTGCTGATCGCCAGCTGCTCCTGGTACTGGGCAGCTTGAGCAGCCATCTGCTCCTGCTGCATGGCCATCTGTTCCCGCTGGAGCTTCATCTGCTCCTCCTGCATCCGGATCTGCGCACTGTTGTCAGGCGCTCCGCCACCACCACCACACATGGGTCAGTCCTCGTTTTGTTGTTCAAGATAAACGGCCCATAGCATCCGGACCAGCTGCCTAGCACCCACCGCCAACCAGATTTCCCGGTCGGTGTCGTCCGGATCAGGGCAGGCCTCGGGGTAGATCTCGTCTAGCCGCTTCAGCAGGGCTTCATCGAGCGGGGGGAACAGGTCATCCATTGGCTTTCATGGCGGGGTCGCGGTCCGGGTCCCACAGCTCAACGCTACCGGACGTGAAGTCATAGTCCCCGTAACGCAGGATGCGGGCCATGCGGGCATTGAGCAAGGCATCGCCAAAGGTCTCACCCCCTTTGCGGTAAGCACCGACGACGGTGTCCCACATCTCTGGCAAAGTCTTGCAGTCGGCCAGCAGCTTCTCCGCCTTGACCGGGCCAAACCCTTTCAGCCCTGGGTAGTTGTCACTGGCGTCGCCGACCAGGGCCTGGGTCATCCAATTCCGGTTCGCGTCACCGAGGGTGTTGATCTCCATGACGTCCATGCGAAGCAACTTGCCCGGGATCGTCCGCATGTCTTTGTCGGCCGTAACCATGACCGGGTCCCGGTACTGACCACTGGTCATCAGGATCCCCATGACGTCGTCGGCCTCAAGGTTGTCGTGGCACCGGGTTGGCCACTCAGCCGTGACCCAGGCCCGCAAGTCCCTCAGCCCCAATGGCTTACGACGGCCCGTGCGGTTTGCCTTGTACTCAATGGACAGCTGGTGCCGGAAGGTCGGGTAACTGGACAGGCACATGACCACGTCGTTGACACCTGTTGCCTCTTGCCACTTGCCGACCTGGTGGGTGATGTAGCTCTTGGCATCCGACTGCTCTAGGTGCAGCGTGTTAATCCATTCGTCCCACCGAATGTCACATTCACATGCGGAACACGCGGCGTACAGCAGCCAGTCGGCGTCAATTAGCAGAGCCATGTTTGGTGTGGGATGTAAGTGGTTTGTAGACGCAGCACTTGGACGCGAACTTGTACGCGGAACTCAGGCACTCTGGGAACCCGAAGTCGCAAATACCAGTGTCGTCGTTCAGATGGATGCAGGTGCGGCACGTGACCCGGACCACGGGGGCCAAGGGGTCAGGGCTGGCGTAACCCTCGGGCTTGGGTTGATGATAAGCATTGCCACCTTTATGTGCAGGTTTTGGAATCACCCGCAGGTCCTCGTCCTGGTGCGTCCAGGATTTCCAGTTCACAATCCTGCTGATGCAAGAGACATTCATTTGGACATCACGTGCAATCTGGCTGGCTGAGACCCCATCGCATAAATGAAGCAAACGGATCTCCCTGACGGTCTTGGCATCCAGAAGGGAATTGGGGTTTGTTTCCCCGGGGCTGGCGTGCATGTTCATTGGCCCTCCAGCTCTTCGGCAATACGGATAAGTTCTTCCGAGGCATTGCAAATGCCAAGGTGAGCAGAGGCAGCACGAAGGACGGCGGCAATTTGGTCACGGCGATGGACGGAACAAACAAAGGAACGCAACGGGGTGTCTAAGAACGCATCCAGCACCGCCTGAGCAGCGGGTGATAGGTCAGTCATTTTCATGTTCCGAAGTAATGAGACATTGGAATAATCAACCGGCCGGTGTCCTGGTTATACACCAGCTTGTCGCATGGGCCTGTTGCACCAGAGAACCGGTTCTTCAGCACCCGTAACTGCAGCTCGTTGCGTTCAGCAGCGTCGCCCTGCTGATTGCGTTCTGCGCCGACCACCATATCAGAAAGCTGGGCGATGGCGTGGCTGCCCCTGAGATGACCAAGGCTGGTCTGGGCCCCCTCCTCGTGGCCGCGGCCTTCTGGTCGCTTGAGGTGGGACACCAGCACCAGCCCGATGCCGGTCTGCTCCACCACTTGACGCAGCTTGGTGCAAGTCACGTCGATCGCCCGTCTCTCATCAAGATCCGTGAGTCCAGAGATGACGATGGTGAGGTGGTCAAGGACGACGACGTCCACCCCCTCAGCATCTGCGAGATACCTGATCTTGCTGATGAGATGGTCGGGATCCATAGATCCGAAGTGGTCATACAGAAAGCAACGGCCAGTCCCAAAGACGCGGTCAAAGCCCGCTCTGATTTCAGTTTCATCTGCAGCGTTGGGGTCAAGGTGAATGGGTTTGTTGAGCTCGATGCCGACAATGCCTTGCATCGTGCGCTTGGTGGATTCCTCAAGGGCGATGTACCCGACCCGGAGCCCAGCCCGAAGGAAGTGGTACGCCCACTCCCGGCAGATGCTGGACTTGCCGACGCCAGAGCCGGCGCACAGGGTCACCATCTCGCCACGCCTAAAGCCACGGGTCATGGCGTCCAGCTGTGGCCAAGGGTACGGGCAAGCCGAACTGGCCCCGGGCTTGATGAGTTCCGCCCACAGGTCGTTGGCATTGACGATGCCGTCGGGCCTGGTGGGTGTGGCCTTCCAGAGCAGGTCCCGCAGGATCTCCCCTTCACCGGCGAGCAGCATCTCATTGGCGTCCTTGCGGGGCAGGCGGCACACGGCCACCTTGCCCAGTGGCAGCACAGCGACGCAGTCGTCAGCCGCCTTGACCCCGGGCTCATCGGAGTCAAAGCACAGGACTATCCGTGCGAATTGACTGAGCCACTCGGCGTTGGCGGCCAGGTACTTCTTCGCGGATTGGGCCCCATTCGGCAGCGACACCACCGGGTACTTGTTGCCCTGCACTTGGCTGACCGACATCGCGTCGATCTCCCCTTCGGTGACGGTCACGAACAGGCCCGTGCCACCACCGTGGCCCTGTCGCCAGAGGTGCTGGCCCCATAGTTGCAGGTTGGAGCTGTCCCCCAGCCAGCGGAACCGCTTGTCGGCGGTGCGCAGGTGCTGGGCCACCACCTTGCCGGCTTGGTTGCGGTACGGCGCCACTTGGACGGGGGTCCCGTTATGGGTGGAGCTGCCGTAGCCGAACAGGGTGCAGGTCTCCTCGGTCAGCCCACGCTTCGGCATGGCCCGAGCTTGGACGAACTCAAGGATCGGCGTGACGGGTGGCGGTAGTGGTTCCATGCGGGGTTCGGGCTTGTCGGTCTTGGGCTGCTCCTGGTACCCGCATCCGAAGCAGATGGCGTGACCGTCGTCGTAGCGGGCCAGGTTGTTTTTGGATTCGCACTTGGGACACGCCTCATGCTTCAGGAACTTGGATGGCATCGGTCCATGCGGTTGGGATGTTGCCTTCACACCATTGGAATCCGTGGCGCTTGGCCCACTGCGCGTACGTCAGGGACCGGGGTGCTCGACTCAGCTTGACGTCTGCTTTTTGGAAGCAGAGCCTGATGTCCAGGGCTGGGTGCTGTGCCTTAACGGCCAGCATTTTGCGCCTGTCGTCGGAGTCGAACAACCCCTTGGTCTCCACGATCACGCCGTTCGGCAGCACAAAGTCAGGGGTATAGACCGACGTCAAGACGTACGTCAGGGGCGCCGACTCGTACTCAAAGGCCAGCCCCCGGTGGTTAAGGCTGGCTGCGACCGATGCCTCGAAGCCCGACCGGTACCGACTAGAAGTCGAAGCCCTCGTCGGACGCGGCTCCGGTTGAGTCGAACGGGACTGGGCCCTCCGTCGTGCCTGCCGCCCAGCCGGCTTCTTCTTGAAACCCGAAGGCGTCTGCTGTTCCACCGGATTCCACCAGGTCGATGATCTGCACCGCTTTCAGTCTGAGCGACAGGCCGACGCCGATGCCAGGCTGGTAGAAGGGGCACGCCTCGAACGACACACGGCCAGTGGTCCCGGACCACATGCCACGCAGGGACTCACGGTCCTTGACGGCACCACCCTTGGCATCGAACAAAGCAGGGGCGGCGGACCAGGAACGACCGTCACGGCTGACGCCCTTGGCTTTCATCTTGGCGGTAAGCACAAAGCAAGGTTCGCCGTCGACCTCCTCGAACCCGAAGCTTGGGTCCACCAGCTTGAACTTGGTGGTTGGTGACTGCGCCTTAAGGCTGGCCTTGTGCGCCTCCAGCAACCCATCCAGTTGGTCGGCAATCCCAGTTGCATCCGCAGCCGGGATGATGGCGGTCACCTTGTACACCCCTTCGGGGTTGAACTTGGTCTCAGCTTCGATGAGCTTGGGGTACTTGAAGGTTGCCTTGGGGGTGGTGAGCTTCAGCTTTTCCACGTACTGGACGTTGTTCATGAGACGAAGTAATCAGCGTTGTTTACAAGTTGGGGGTTGAACCCACCTAGCGTTGGGCGTGGCGGGATCTTGGCCTGTACTGCTGGGGGTAGCTGGGCCACAAGCTCATCAGCGATGGGCGTGAGCCAGTCCCTTGAGTACATGCCAGCAAAGGTACTACGGATGCAACCCCGCAGTGTGGCCATCTCTGCTGGCGTGGTGGCGAAGCAGTCATGGATGCCGCCAAGATTGCGGATGCCAGCTGCGAACGCCTCGATGGTGACGGCTGCCATGTGGCTGGCGTCAAGGCTATGGATGACGTTGGGGCTAAGCCCGTTGGCCATTCGCTTGGGGTTGAGCTTGGTCGGTTGGTGGTGGGTCATCAGCTCCATCGGTACCGACGACATGTGGTACAGGCGGATCCGAACCCCTGAGTAATCCCAGTATTCCTGGGACACCAGTAGCCCTGACGGACTGTGCCACTGCAGAGCGATGCCGAGCTTGCCAGCTGCATGGCCAACCTTCTTGAACCAGGACATCGCCGCTTTGGCTGGACCAATGTGGTTTGACGTGTGCCGGTACAGGATGGTGGCCATGTAGTGGTGGCTGGCCATGGCCCCACGCTGGAACGGCCAGGACTGACGGCCAATGGTGTCCATCGCCCGCTCTCGGGCCCAAGCGCAGCACTGGTCCACGACGGTGAGCCTGGTCGCTGAGTACGGCAACGTCATCACCACCGGCTTGGCCAAGGTGCGATCGGGCGACAGTTGCAACCAACGCATGGCGTGGTCGTTGCCGGCCGCGGCATCGGTCCGCAACTCATCCAGTACGTGGTCAAGCACCGCCCTGTAGATGTCCTGCGGGGTATCGCTGCTGGTCAGGTTGACGAGGGCTGCCATCTCCTCGGACCTGAGCAAGGCGGCATAGTGCTGGATGCCGGAGCAGGTGCAGTCGAGGACGACAGGCTGCTCACACACCCACCCGTACCCATGGGCGCTGAACTGCTGGTACGCCCGGCAGAACGCAAGGAACTGCCACGGGTCCTTGGCACTGGCCCAGAACTCTTGGTGGTTCCAAGGTTCCCGGCCCACTGCTTCGATCTGCAGCTGATGCTCATGCACCCAAGCGATGCGGGCGCTCCAGCTCAACTTGCTATGGCCGTAGGTGTTGGCCCCGTGGATGCGGAGCCAGTCAGCTTCGGCGTCGCTTGTGATCGGCGTCCCGTTGGCGAACAGCAACAGCGATCGACCGACGTCGTTCGACTGGGGCTGCATGTGGCTGGGCCGGTAGTAGTACCGACCCCGGAAGTCCAGCTGCACCGGAAAGTACAACACCTCTTCCTTGGCCATGCGACGTGCGACCCAGAGCTGCTTGGCAGCAATCATTCGCTTGGTGTTCTCCCGACCGTTGCGTTCATGCAAGGTGCGGGCCACCATTTTCCACTCAAGTACACCAGGGTCGTCGTCGGCCAAGTGCTTGGGGTACGGCGGGATCTCATGGGGCAGGCGTGACATCAGGCTGCCGATCTTCAGCCCCTTATCCCACGCATGGCTGACCTGCTCCAACATCCAGCGGTTGACCTTCCACCCCACGGCTTGCTGCAGGTTGGCAGCCACCATGAAGGTGTCGTCACCTGTGGTCTGGGCTGCGACCAGCTCGGCGTTGTGCTTGAGCAACACGTTGCCGGGCAAGCCCTCGGTCCAGTACCCACCGGTCATCGGGTCTGACCAGTCCCGAGGTGGGACGATGGTCGGCAACGCAAAGGGACACAGCAGGCGTTGCTGGTCCTCGGCGTTCCGCACCCAGTCGAGTGCCGCCTGTGTCGCCCGCACGTACTTGATGCTGTGCATGGGGCCGCGGTCAAGCTGGACCTGGATCAACCCGGTGTGCAGTTCAACCAGGTGGATGAGGAACACGCCGACGCTGAGCTTTTCTTGTGGCGTCCAGATCTCTGAGTTCTTCATGCGCATGGCGTCAGCCTTCTTGCGCTTGAACCCACTGCGCTGTTGCTTGTGAACCTTCAGCTCGTACTCAGATGCACGAGCCAGCATGGTCTCCAGCCACAACCGCTCAGCGAGGGCCATGGCCAACGCATGGTGCTTGGGCACCTGGCTCAGTTGATCCAGGATTACCCGCATCGCCACTGCTGCCACCTTGTACGGCGACAGCTGCAGCAGCGGGCCCAAGTTGGCGTAGCCACGGCCAGCCCTGCCGTTGCGCATGTTGCTGCGGTGTTGACGTAGGTCAGCAACGATCTTGTCAACACCAGCTGCAGCAATCAGATCACCGTGCTTTGACAGGCTTTCCATCTTGTTCGCACGATTACGCACCATGCGAGATGAGAAGTTGTCGGCCCCGATCTGCAGCATCTCACGCTCAAGCGCAAGCTGATCCCTAAGGTTGGCCACGGTAGGTGTAGCCACCGTCAAACCCGGATCTCATCAAGGCCACAGCAGCGGGGTCCAGCTGCGTTGGGAACTGATCCAGCCAACGCTTGAACGCAGCGTCACGCTCAGCCACAACGTCGGCCGGACTTGGCACATCTGGCGCATCAGGGATCCTTGCCCAATGCGTTGTCCCCTTGAGGTGTGACATCTGAAACCAGCCCTTGTACCAGCCGTGTTGAGGGCAGAACCACAACACGTCGCCTTTGTTGTTGGCGTCGAGCTTGGTGGGCAATGCCGACACTGGGTACACACCAGTGGGCAGATTAGCGGCGGCGTTTGTCATTTTGAATCTCGATGTTGGTTGCAGTTGGGTAGCGATTGGTTGCAAACTTGATGGCCTCGGCCTTGGATGTAGCACGGATCAGCTCGGTCATTGGTCGGGCCATGGCAAACCTGACGATGATCCGATGCAGCTTGGAACCTGGGTCCTCGGTCCGGGTTAAACCTAAACCAACAACGGCTTCCCGTAGTTCTTGTTGCTGCAGCATGTAGTTGCTCTTGTTAAATGCCATTGCCGTCGACCTTCAATCTGTTGGCTACGAGCTGCGCGTACCCGGCGATGTCTGCCCAGTGGTCAATGACGTTGGGGTTACCGGCGATGATGCGTCCAATCTTGTGGGCGATCATGTCAAGTGATTCGTGCATGTCGTCGTCGATGTCTTTGTCCCAATCAGAAATGTAGTGACCAATGGTGCGCTTGAGATCCTGGCTGACCTCAGCGTGCAGCATGTAGTTGCCGTGGGTCTTGGCTCGTTGGTCGAGCAGGGCTTGGGTCGTGTCGTCGCTGGTCATGCTGCCTCTGGGGGTGGGTTGTATCTGGAACCAAGGAACCTGGCGGCCTGTTGCCGGTCACGACGACCAGCATCGGTGAGCAGGTAGCCGGCGAGGCTGACCCGCACCAGCTTGCTCTGCACCAGGATCTTGAGTTGGGTTTTGAGCGTTGCGTTGAATGTGATCTCGTCCTCGATGGACCTTGTGGCCAACGCACTGGAGCGCAGTTGCCCAATGCTGAGGGCAGTTGGGAACGCAAGCCACATGGCGTCGAGCAGGTCGGAGCGGAGCCGGGCCAAGGCCACGGAGTCGGGCTGGATCATGGGCAGGGAGCGGGGTGGGGCCCAGTATGGGGCCCCAAGGGCTGGGGTCAGGCGTGCCAGGTGCGGGTCTGAACCTCGCGGGTGATTGCCCGGGCATGGAACGGTAGCCGGGCTGGGTTAAGGGGTCCGCCGTACTGGGGCCGTAGTCCCTCCCAAGCGACAAGCGCCGCGGGTGAGGGGTGATGGCCGGCCCGGTTGGCCTCGGAACAGGCCCAGTTGTATTCACATTGGAGCCGGTGCAGCAGGTCGGTGGTGGTCAGTGGGCCCCAGAGCTCGGGGCGGGCGGTGCGTGGTTGGGTGTTCATGGGACGCGGTTCGGTGTGGATGGCTGCCGGTGAGGGCAGCAGAGGGCCCGGGTTAAGGGGCCCAGTGCTGGCGTCAGGGTCCGGGGTATCGGGTGAGGGTTAAGCGATCGGGGATGCTGGCGGTATGGGGCCGGCTGAGTTGGGCCAGGGCCCCCAGCCATACGGCTAGGGACACCAGCCAAACCAGGCAGGCGGTGAGTAGGGCCCGGTTCATGCGGGCAGCAAGGCATCGAGGCCCTGCAGGATTGCGTTGGCCATGAGGGTGACCTCTTCTAACTGCCGGCGGATCGCCAGTTGTCCTAGATCGTTGCCGCTGCAGTCGCTGGCGTAGGTCTCGACGTCGTCAAAGTGGCACCGGTTCATATCGCCAGCCAGCCAGGCCAGGGCCCGGCTGTATGCGTGGTCGGTGTGAAGCTCGGCCACTTCGCCGACCACGTCTTGAAAGTCTTCGAGGGTCCAGGGCGTGGGGCTGGGCTGGGAGTACTCCAAGAGCGCATGGGCCAGGGTGTGAACCATGCCGTAACGCCAGTCGTTGGGCAGTTCGTCGCTGTGGGCGTCCCGGATGATGTTCTGCAGGTCGTCGTGCATCGGGCAGTCCTCCCGCAACATCCGGTATTCGGTGCCGTCGGTACGAGTGGCAAGCACAAGAGACGACGCGAGCAGGGTTAGGCCTGCCTCGATGCTGGAGATGGCGGGGATTGGTGCGGTTGGGGTGGTCATGGGTCGTGGTTGCAGGTGAATGGGGATGAATGGGGCCCCGAAGGGCCCAGAGTCGGCGCCTAGTGGGCACCTGCCAGCAGCAGGACTGACAGGACGCCTACCAGGGCCCAGAGCACCAGCTGGCGCTCCTGTAGGTCGGTGATGGTGTCGGCCTGGATCGCCACCAGCTCGCAGCTGGCATCGATGATGTCGGCCTTGGTGGATGCAGCTGTGACGTTGGGGGTGTTCATGGGTCGCGGTTCGGTGTGGTGTGCAACTGGTTGGACCTTCGGCCCGCCAGATCGGCGAGACCTTCGGCCCGGGGTCGCTCGCGCATCTTTGCGGTCAGCTGGGCCCATCGGTGGCGGCCTGTTGTAACTCTTCATAATCCCGTTTGGCGGTGGGGATTGTGGGGGTCTGTGGGGTGGTTGGGGTGAAGTGTTTGCACGGGCCGGGTCAACCCTTACCCATCCTCCCCATACCCCATCGGACAACCGTGGTTCCCACCTAGCCCCAGCCAGGCCCCAGCCAGTCCGACCCCCTGCTGCCCCCTGTCCACCCCTTGCGTACCTGCTGTAGACACAGGTACGCCACCGGCCAAACCCCTTGGCACCACTGACTGTCCAGTCGGCCAATGGACACAAGATCCCCCCGGGCTCCGCCTAGATCCCCGCGAGGGACCCCCAGGGGGGGGGGATGCGACGCCCGGAGGGTATGCGTAACCCATTCACATTTTTGGGTCAAAATTCTCACCCCCAATTTCCCACACTCCCCCTCACATTTTTGGGCCAAAATAGTCACTCCCAGCTCAC